CCACGACCTCGTACACCTCCTGGTCGACGCGGCCGGCCTCATCCACGATCGCCAAGGTGAAGTCCAACCCTTCCAGGCGCTTGGGGACGGCGGGCAGGACCTGCAGGCTCGACCCGCGGACCGGGACCGACAGCGCGTCGGCATACTGCTGAACCCGCAGCTCCAGATCCGGGTGGAGCTCGACCATCCGGGACGCGACCCGGTGGACGATCCCGGCCTGCCGTTCGTCAGTAGCGACGACCACGACCTGCGCGCCCTCCGCGCCCGCCAGCAGCTCATAGAGGGCCAGCACGGCCGTCAGGGACGACTTGCCCTGTCCCCTGGGCAGCATCCACCCTGCGAGCCTTGGAGGCGGCTTCTCGTCCCACGTAGCCGCAATCAGCTCCCGCTGCCACGGCCGCAACCGGAGGGGCTTACGGGCGCCGTGGCCGCGGGGAACCCGGATGTAGTCGGTCGAGAACCGCGACACCGCCAACTCGCGCCGCCTGGAGCCGCGCAGGGGTAGAGGGGACTCGTCTACGGCTGCTTTGGGGCCGGCTTTCACGCGACCCCCGGGGCAGGTGCTCAATTTGAGCAGGTGCGGAGAGTGGTCGCCCCCCACCGTGTGTAATCGGCTGTTCGGCTGGCGAGGGGGCGTGGTTGAGCACCTTGTCAAGAATGCGCGCGCTTCTCCGGCCGTTCTCTCGTCGGCACAACACTCGGAGCGGCCCCGTCTCCAACCCACTGATGGCGACCTCGACCACGTGGTCGGCGACGAGGTCGGCGGAGGGGTGGGCGGGGTGGTCTTCGAGGCCGGGGCACCAGTCGCCCACCTCGGCGCGGTGGTCGGCGACTAGGCGGCGGCGGCGCTCGGCCTCGGCGTAGGTCTTGCGGTCGGGTCGCTTCGCTGCCTTGGCCCTGGCCATGGCAGCCGTGCAGTCCCTGCATCTGGGCTTGCCGCGTACCTGTTTGCCGCAGTTGAGGCAGGGGCGGGTGAGGGTGCGGGTCATCGTCGGCGCCTGCGTTTGCGTGCCCGTAGCTTCTGCTGGCATGGGGGGCAGCGGTCGCCTGGTCCGACGAACTTGTCTTTGCAGACGGGGCAGCGGCCACCAAGGCCGTGGAAGAGGTTCTGTCTGTTCTTACGCACGGCGGAGGAGGGCGAGGAGGGTGGCCATCCGCTCGGCCCGCAGGGCTTGTTCTCGGATGCCGGTGACTCCGGCCCCGGTGTAGGCGGGGACGCGGACGACGGCGACGTGGTCGAGGGCGGCCTTGGTTCTCGTGACACGAGAACGGTCTGCCGACCAGCGGGACCCGCCTGCCACCTCCTCGAACCCGATGGACAGGCCGAGGGGTACGCCGTCGCGGGCGAGGGCGAGGACCTCGTTGCCGATCATGGTGTCGGACACGAGCCATTCGCCCCAGGCGGCGTCGGCGCGGTCCTCGATGGTGAGGGTCCGGCCGATCGGCAACGTGCCGGCGTCCCTCGGGTGGGTGGCGGTCAACGGGACGCGGGAATGGTCGGTCCCCTGGAGGGCGCCGCGGGCGAAGGTCTCGGTCACCAGGCGGCCGGCGTCCAGCACCCGGGCCTCGATCCCCCAGGGAAGCAGGGGACCGTGGAGGGTGCGGCCGTCGCCACCATCGCGCAGGGCCAGCACGGTTTCCGTGCTGCGGACGTGGATCATGCGACGCCTACTTCGGGAGGTGGTGGTTCCTGGTCGTCGATGCCGTCGATGGGTGGCAGGTCTTCCAGCTCGCGCACCTCGCTGCGGAGTTTCCAGCCGGCGCGGATCGCTGACTCGTGCGCCTGGTAGCGGGTGAGGAGGTCGGTGCGGACCAGCGCTCCGGCGTTGAACTTGACGGTTGTCGTGGAGGAGAGCAGGGACGAGATGGCGGTCTCCAACCTGACCAGCCAGGGCGCCAGGCCGAATTGGAGGAAGTCGAGGGCGCGTTGCTCGACGTTCGCGTAGGTCAACGAGCCGCCGCTTTCGCCGCCGATGAGTTCGGGTTGGACGCGGAAGTAGCGGGAGATGGTGGCGACGTTGGCGCGGGTCGTTTCCAGGAACTGGGATTCTTCGGGGGGGATGGTGATGGGTTGGAACTTCGCGGCGGCGCCGAGGACGGCGACCTCCCGGCGACTCCCCCAGTCGCGGCCGTACAGCAGTCGCCACCGTTCCTTGAGCTGCCTGGCCTCGTCGTGGTGGACGTCCCGGTCGGTGGTGATGATCCCGGTGGGGATGGCGCCGTCGCCGAAGAACTCGGCGGCGAACCTCTCGGCGGCCAGCCCGAGCCCGATGGCCTGGCGGGCGTGCGCGATCGGGCTGAGGCCGACGACGTTGCCGGCGGAGGTGTACGCCTTGACGTGCCAGATGCTGGCCGGGTCGACCTCTTCGCCGTTGACGCGGATGACAAGGCGTCCCTGTTCGGTGGTGACCTGCACCGTGTCGGGGTTCAGCAGCTCGACCTGCGCGGGTAGCAGACCAGCCCCGGCGCGGTCGACGATTTGGCCGTAGCAGTTGCCTCTGAGCAGGAGGCTCTGGAGGGCGGCGTACAGCCAGTCGGGGAGGTTCATCGTTGCCGATGGCTGCCGGAGGATGGGGGGGAGGTCGGGGAGGGGGTCGCGTTCGCCGCGGCGGTAGGCGTACAGCGGCAGGGTTGAGATGGCGCTGGCGATCAGGTCAACGCATGCCCAGACGGCCGAGTGCTGCATGGCCGTGCCGGGGTTGACGGGCATGGCGGCGTAGGTGGACGCCGCGGGCATGTCGCCGACGTTCCATAGCGCCCGGTCGTGGCGCTTGAATGGCCACTGCCAGGGCATGGCTTACGTCTTTCGTTTCGGCTTGGGCTTGGCCGCGGCGGTCTTCTCCTGCTCGACGTCGGCGGCGTGGCTGCCGCAGCGAGGGCAGGCATGCTCGGCCAGCGGGTAGGTGTTCCCGCACCCGAGGCAACGCCGGACGACGCCCATGATCAGGTGGTGTTCACAAAGGTCTTGACCGCGCCGGTGTCGACCAGGGCGCCGTCGAGACGGAGGATGCACCGGAAGGCGATCAGGTCGTCCTGGAAGCGGAACTCATCGCTGCGTTCGAACCTGATGCCGTTGACGATCCGCACGAAGTACTTGCTCATGTCGCCAAACGCGATGCTCTCGGCGGCGTTCGCCATGGCGGGCATGAAGGGATCGACGAAGGCGGGGTAACCGAGGATCGAACGGCGGTCAGTCAGGCCGTTGACCGGCTGGCCGGTGGTGTCGCGGAGCTTCCGGACGATCACGTTGCTCGCGTTGCGCATCAGGAACGCCGCGTTGGGGCTCTCCGCGTAGGGCTCAGCCACCGACCCGATCAAGTTCCAAAGAGCGTCGGTGCCTTGGGCGACGGTGCCCTGGGTGCCCAGGCTCGTGCCGGTCCCGGTCGGCCCGGTTACCCCGGTCGCGGCATCCAGGAGGAGGCCGCGGGGTTGGGTGGTGCCGGTGCCGTTGATGATGTCGTCGCCGTACCCGGTCGGGCTCAGGCCGAGGGAGAGGGCGGCCTGGTTGGCCAGGAACGAGAGCAGGTTCGTCGGCGTGTCGTTGGCGAGTTCCTGGCTGATCTCGAAGTAGTTCGCGTACTTGAACGCCTTCAAGGTCACGGTGGCCAGGGTCGGGTCGGACTCGGTAATGGGGGCGCCTTCCCCGATGATCGCGGTCGTCACGAAGCCGGTCGACTTCGGGATGATGAGGTCTTCGCCCGTCGAGGTCGTGACGACGGTGGCGCCCGCTTTCATCAGGCTGGACGTCTCCACCAGGTGCTGCACGATGGTGGAGTACACGTCGGTCGACAGGGCCTGGGTGGCCGTGGTCTTGAGGGTGTCCCGGGTGTGCACCCGGACCCGCCCGGCGCGGCCGTAGACGGGCTCGGGCACGTCGTCGGGCCACTCGTCGGCGAGCTCGTCGGCGTACACCTCGATCGGCTGGGGGTTCTTCGCGAAGATCGCGGAGCGGAACTGGCGGGCCAGCTCGGCGGACGCGCGGCTCAGGGTGGGGGTGCGGCCGCGGGTGGCCATGGCGCGGACCTCGGCCAGCTGCCGGTCGCGTTCGGCCTCCATGGCGTCGGCCGCTTCCCGTTCGGCCACGACATGGGCCTGGTAGGCGGCCAGCTCGTCGGGGGATGGGTCGCGGCCCTCCGAGGCGGCGCGGGTCAGGATCTCGTCGGCGGCGGTGCGGGCCTCGCCGCGTCGCTCCCGAAGCTGGTCGAGAAGGTTCGGCACGGCGGCACCTCGAGCATTTCCCACCTAGACAGTAGAGATGCTTGAGATCGTACTACGTCAGGCGATACACCGGGCTACTCGGCGAGCTGGCGTTTCATCGCCCGGAGGGTCTGCCACTCCCGCGTCGCCTGGGTGATCCGAGCGCGGCCCTCGACGAGAATCCACTTCCCGTCGCATTGGACGCCGGCAAAGTAGTCGTTGCCGAGGATCTCCACGCGGCCCTTGGCGTAGGCGGCTTCCAGCAGCTCGGTGGCGGCGGCGTCGGTGCTGATGAGCAGCTCCTCGGCGAGCGCCTGCACCGACCACCAGCACAGCACGAATTGCTCATCGTCGGTGAGCCGGTCGGCGGGTGGGGCCGGCGGCTCGTTGCTCACCGGCCACCTCCGCTGCTGTAGTCGACCCGTTCGCGGGGTCGCCCCTATTGTGCGCCCTCACCCGGCGCGGCTGTTCCACGGTTCGACCTA